AGAACAGGTACAGCAGCTGGTTCAGAAGAATGGGCTGGTGTTGCACTTCCATTGGTTCGCCGTATTTTCTCTGAAATTGCTGCGAAAGATTTTGTTTCTGTTCAACCAATGAACTTGCCTTCCGGTCTTGTTTTCTATTTGGATTTCAAGTATGGTACAGGTCAACCTGGCTTTACAACGGGTGCAGGTAGAACATCACAAGCTGATTCCGTATTCGGTGTAACTGGCAAAGATGCAAAAGATGCTGATCCTGAGGGCGGTCTTTATGGTGCAGGTCGTTTTGGTTATTCAATTAACGAAGCATCCGTAACTGGTTTGGCACTCGGTGCTACAGCAAATGCAACAGATTTTGCTACTGGTTCAGTATCAACATCATCACCTTCATTATATCAACATGATACAGAATTTGAAAATGCTTATGCTACTGCTCTTGCAGCTGGTAATATCATTACAATCACAGTATCATCTGCTGCCATTACTGATGCAGATTATGAAGGAGTACGTGCATTTACAGTAACAGGTACAAACATTGCAGAATATTTCCCTCAATACACAACAAGTGCAAATGATAACTCAACAGTTACATTTGTTGCTAGAAAAACTGGTACACCAGCTGCTGTTGCTGTAAAATATTCTAAGCAACCTCTTGCTTATGACCGTGGTGATTTTGAAGATAAAGGTTCATCTCTTGACATTCCAGAAATCAATTTAGAATTGCGTTCAGAGTCTATCGTTGCTAAAACACGTAAGTTGAAGGCAGTATGGACACCTGAATTTGCACAAGACTTGAATGCTTACCATTCAATTGATGCTGAGGCAGAATTGACATCAATGTTGTCAGAGTATATTTCACAAGAAATTGACCTCGAAATTCTTGATATGTTGATTAAGAATGCACAAACAACAGAAAGATGGTCAGCTCGTATTGGTCGTACATATGATGCTTCAACTGGTGCATTTGGTGATTATGCTACAAACCAAGCCGCTGCTTCTGCATTTAACCAACAAACATGGTTCCAAACACTTGGCACAAAAATTCAAAAAGTATCAAACGTAATTCATCAGAAAACACTTCGTGGTGGTGCAAACTTCCTCGTATGTTCTCCACAAGTTGCTACACTTCTTGAATCAATGCCTGGCTATGCAGTTGATGGTGAAGGTATGAAATTCGCAATGGGTGTTCAGAAAGTTGGTCAATTGAATGGCCGTATCACAGTCTATAAGAATCCTTATATGCTCGAGAATCAAATTCTTGTAGGTTTCCGTGGTGCTCAATTCCTCGAAACCGGTGCTGTGTATGCCCCATACATTCCACTTGTAATGACACCATTGGTATACGATCCAACGAACTTCACACCAAGAAAAGGCGTGATGACTCGTTATGCGAAGAAGATTGTTCGTCCAGAGTTCTATGGTCTTATCCAAATTGATTCTCTCGGTGACATCTAAACCGTATTGGGTTAGTGAAAATAAAGGAGTGAGATTTTCTCACTCCTTTTTTGTTTTTTGTAAAAATATAATAATTATTTATACTATGTATGAATACTAATTCGGAGTTACCATGAAAAAACAAACTAAAAATCAAATGATGAATAAAAAATTAGAGAGTTTGATTGTAGAAGAAATAAAAAAACAAATGTTAAAAGAAGAAGGTGAATTGGATAAAATGGAAAATGAGTTTCAATCCATATTAAAATCTATTGTACCTGATTTAAAATCACAAGAATCAGAACTTCAAAAAAAACAAGGTGACGAAGAACAAATCAAAAATGCATTAAGAAAAGCACCCGAATTGGCAAAAGTTATTGATGGAAAATTTAAAAGACAAGAAGCAAAAAAAGGAAAAGTAAACGAAATTGATGCAATTTTCTTTGTTGGTCTTGCATTAGCATTACCAAAAATTGCAGAAATATCCGCAAACATAATAGAAAAATTGATAAAGAGATTAGGTGGTGGTGATAAATCTAAAATTGCAGAATTTTTAAGAACAAGTGCAGATAAATTACATCATACTTATTTAAAAATAGTTAAGATTGCATTATTAGCAATACCGGAGTTTAGAAAAGCGGATAAAGACGTACAAGATAAAGTTGCAGAAGTTGTTTTTACTTTAATAATAGCTGGTCTTGCTGTTTATTCCGGATATAGTGCAGTTAAAGCCGGTGTATCAACATTGGGTGCATTAGAGGGAGCAATGGCCGCCATAAAAAGTAATGAGGTAATGCAATTTCTCTCAAAACAATTTGCATCACTTGCTTAAAAATAACAAAATAAATTTTAATATAGGGTGATATTTGTCACCCTTTTTTATTTCATAAATGCTATTTATTACAAATGGAAGAATTGATAAATTATACAGACATCATTAAACTTGGAGTGTCTAGTTTGGCGACTCTTTTGGGAGTATTTTTGTCCTGGTATTTGAAATACAAATATGGTGAATATAAACAAAGAAAAATTGAAAGAGAAATATCAAATTCCAAACTCATACAAACAATCCTCGATCAACTGCTAGAAGAATACTCTTGTCAGAGAGTTTTTATATTACAAAGACACAACGGCGGTAAATATCAAACTGGTAAATCTATGAATAAACTTTCTACTTCCTTTGAATCATTAGAAGAAGGAGTAAGTACGGAGTTTATACAATATCAAAATTTACCTATGTCTTTATATTCAAATTTTGTTGAAGATGTTAGCAAACATAAAGCAATTTATTCAACAGTAGAAGACATATCAGATTTAATAACAAAGGCATTTTTTACACAAAGAGGAACAAAATCGGCAACAGTATATCCAATAAAAAAATCACAAGAATTGATTGGTTTGATTGGATTTGAATGGACTCATACTTCTGAAAACTTTGGTGAAGTAATAGTACAAGTTCAAGAAGATGTTAAAACAATAAGTGAAACACTCTCAAAACTATTGTAGGAGTTTATATGACACTCGATAATAATTCAAATGAAATAAATGAAAATGATGTTAATGGGTTTGAAACAAATGGAATAAAAAAAGGAAGAAAAACTATAAAAAATAAAATACAATTTCAATTATCCTTAAATGAAGAACAAAAAGAAGTAAAATCTAAGGCATTACAAGATACTGTTTCTGTTTTTTTGGGTAAAGCTGGTTCTGGTAAAACTCTTTTGGCCACACAAATAGCATTAGAATATCTTTTTTACCGTGAGGTAGATAGAATAATAATTACAAGACCAACTGTATCGAATGAAGATTTGGGATTTCTTCCAGGAAACATAAAAGAAAAAATGGATCCTTGGTTATCACCCATACAAGCAAATATGCATATGTTGTATAGTAAAGAAAAGATTGAAAAACTAACACAAGAAGAAAAAATAGAGATTGCACCTATCTCCTTTCTTCGTGGCAGAACGTTTGTTAATGCATGTGTAATAGTTGATGAATCACAGAATGTAACAAAGACACAAATGGAAATGGTATTGTCTCGTTTGGGTGTAAATTCAAAAATGATTTTAACCGGCGATGCTGGTCAAATAGATTTGAAACAGAAAAAAGATTCTGGATTACCATATTTATTTGATATGAAGGATAAGATTAACGGATTAGGTGTATATGAGTTAAAAACAAACCATAGACATCCAATAGTTGATAGTATATTAAAATATTTTGACGATAACAAAACAGAGAAGTAAATGACAGATATTCCAATTTGGCCAGGATCATCAAGTTTTTCACCAGGCGAAACACCGTTTGGATTCTATGATGCCGATCCAACATTTCAAGTAGATGCAGACCATGTTGCAAATTGGTGTGCTAAAAGATTGGGTTATCCACTCGTTGATATTGAATTACAAGATGTAAATTTTTATGCTTGTTTTGAAGAAGCAGTATCGGAATATTCAAATCAAGTAAATCAATTTAATATACAACAAAATCTTTTAAGTTTAATTGGTACACCAACGAGTAATAATTTAACGCACAGAAATATATCGCCAAATCTTGGTGGTGTAATTCAAATTGCAACAGAATACGGTGTAGATACTTTTACAAATGGTAATGTTAATTTTTATAGTGCATCAATAGATATTGTTCCTGGTGATCAAAATTATGACTTAAATCTTTTGATTAGAGATGTACATGCACCAACCGGTTCAATAGAAATAAAAAGAGTACATCATTATTCACCACCGGCTGCAATGCGTTTTTACGATCCTTATTTGGGAAATCAAGCGATGCTTGACACATTTGGATTTGGTGCGTATTCAACTGGTGTATCATTTATGTTAATGCCAATGTATGCAGATTTACTTCGTGTTCAAGCAATTGAATTTAATGATTTAATGCGTAAATCATCATTTTCTTTTGAGATATTAAATAACAAATTGCGTATATTTCCAATTCCTGTAAAATCTTTTAAACTTTGGATAGAGTATGTTATTAAAGAAGAAAGAAACAATCCTTTAAAATATCCAAGTGGACAAGTTTCTGATATGTCAAATGCACCTTATGATTTTATGAATTATGATAATATAAATTCTGTTGGTAAGACATGGATATACAGTTTTGCACTAGCATTAGCAAAAGAAACATTAGGATATATTCGTGGAAAATATAGTGCAATTCCAATTCCAAATGGAGAAACAACATTAAATGCAGCAGATTTATTAGCTGCAGCTACTGCAGAAAAAACTGCTTTGATAGCTGAATTGCGTGAGATACTTGATACAACAACCCGTGCAAAATTATTGGAAGCAAAAAAAGCTGAAGTAGATAATTTGAATGGTACGTTGGTTGGTAGTCCTTTACTAATTTATGTTGGATAATTAAATGCCATTATTTCACGGAAGCAGAGATGCAGGATTGATTCATAAGTTTAACATGGAACTTGTAAATGATATTATAGATACAGAAGTTGCAATCTATAAACTATCATTGGAGGACACAAAAACAAACATATACAATGAATCGGATAAAAAAGTGTATTACACACCTATAAAAATATCGGCATTGATAGATTACCAAGCACAGGCATATGAAGGAACAGAATTTGGTCAAGATTATCAACAAGTTTGTAACTTTGGATTTGTTAGAGAATATCTAAAAGAAGCAGATATTTTAGTAGAAGTTGGTGATGTGATTGAATATAATGGAGAATGGTGGGAAGTAGATGGTATTCAAGAAACACAATACTTTGGTGGTAAGAATCCAGATTACTCTTTTGCAGGAGAAAAATGGGGTCATAATGTTTCTATAATAGCAAGTACACACTTGACAAGACGTTCAAGAATACACGTTGAAGAATTTAGACCTCCAGTAATAAATAATACAAATGATTTACCGAGCAACATATAATGAAAAATTCTATAAAATATAGAGTTCCACCCATACGAAGAACACGTGATTCCTTTATAGATGATGCAAATTCACAAGCAAATCCTAGAATAGATTTAGGAAAGGCACGGGACAGTCAAATTCGTAGAGATAAAGACAAGGTAAGAAGTCTTGGCATAACTCTTTATGATATTGATTTTGCTGTTAAATCATTTATTGATCAAAAAATGCAATTAAAAGTTGAAGATGGCAGTGATTATATTACTGTACCAACGATATATGCTAATGCAGAAAAATGGGCATCAATACAAAAAGATGGTTTCCTAAAAGATAAAAAAGGAAAAACACTTGCTCCCTTAATAACATTCCGTAGGTCAGGAATAAATATTGTTCCTGAAATGCGCAGAAATAAAGTCGCTAATACTGATCAGATAAATTACATAATGAAACAACAGTATAGTGCAGTAACACCGTATAATAGATTTAGTATTCAATATGAAAAACAAAAACCTTATGAATATTATTCTACACCTGTACCAGATTATGTTGATGTTACATACGATTTTATTATTTGGTGTGAATACCAAACACAATTGAATTATGTAGTAGAAAGTTTTATATTCTACGGTGGTCAATCATTTGGAGAAAGAAACTTTTTTAAATTTGCAACAAATATAGAATCATTAACAATGGAAGATAGTAACACAACTGGTCAAGACAGATTAGTTCGTGCTAATTTTCAATTAACAGTACATGGTTATCTTGTACCAAAAGAAATTGCTAATAAAGCATCAACAAACCGAATAGTTACTCCTAATAAAATTCAATTTGTAGCTGAAACATTTACTGATATAAATGATGTTTTAGAAGAAGAAAATCGTAGAAATAGACTACCATAATATAATAATTTGATTTTATTTTGTAAAAACGTCATTCTGCAAAAAATGGCACATATTTATATTTGTTAATCAATTTTAATTACTAAATTATGAGGTTTTATTATGTCTGAAACAGTAGAAACTCCGGTAGATATTGAAGAAAAAACGTCACAAACGGTTTCGGAAGAAGATATTGAAAGAGTTAAAGAGTTACGAACTAAATATGCAACAACAACTGCCCAAATTGGTCAACTTGAAATTGAATTGCATATATCAAAAAAGAGAGTAACTGATCTCGAAAAATTAAGAGAAAGTTTGTTAGATAACTATGTTAAATTACAAACAGAAGAACAAAATTTAGTTAAAGAATTGAATGAAAAATACGGTGATGGTTTACTTGATCTAGAAGCAAATAGATTTGTACCCGCACCTACTGTTTAAAAATTAACGTTTTTACTTTGTCTTGATTATATCATTTTCTGGAGAAAATAGTGGCTAACGAAAGAATTGTGAGTCCTGGAGTATTTACCTTTGAAAAAGACCTGTCATTCCTTCCACAAGGAATAGGTGCTATTGGTGCAGCTCTAATTGGACCAACGCTTAAAGGACCGGCTTTTGTACCAACATTAGTCAATGGATATTCTGACTTTTTGAGAATATTCGGTGGTGCATACGAACAATCATATTTACCTTATACTGCTAAGAGTTATTTAACAAGTGCAGGAACTGCAACCGTAGTTAGAGTTCTTGGATCAGGTGGGTATAAATTAAACAGTCCAATTGCAATTGTTGCCAGTGGATCTTTTGGTAGACAGTTAATATCAGTATTACATCCAACGTTTGTAGTACCAACAGATGGCAGTACAGATCTTTTTGAAGAATCAACTGTTGAAAACTTTATTCCTGCTGGAAATTTTGTATTGACATTATCTGGATCTTTTGCAACAGAAACAACTGCATTTACAAATATGGCTGTAAATCAAAATGGAACATATTTTAGTGCTTCTATAAATCCAGAAAGTGATGATTTTGTTGGTGATTTATTTGGTCATAGTGCATACGGAACAAACGCAATTTACAACTATGTTTGTTTTGGTGAAAGTGCGGCAGCTTTACTTGATGATGTTGGTGCAGTTGAAATTGAATTTGGTGAAACAGATGCTTGGGATTTTGAAAAAAGTTATTCAGAGGCATCAACTCCTTGGATTACTTCACAAAAAATTGGTGGTAATGCACAGGATCTTTTCAAGTTTCACACACTCTCTCATGGTGTTCATGCTAACTATGAAATAAAAGTTGGTATTGCAAATATTCGTCCTGCTGGTACAATAGCCGGTTCAGAATATGGAGAATTTGATGTAGTAATTCGTGCGGTTGACCAAACTAAATTACCACAAACACCATTTACAACAGAAGATGATGATTTTAGACCTAACATAATAGAATCATTTAGATGTAATCTTGATCCAAACTCTCCAAAATTTATATCAAGAGTTATTGGTGATAGATATATTACAAGTACAGATGAAGGTAAATTGTTAGTAAACGGTGATTATGCAAATCGTTCAAAATATGTTAGAGTTGAAGTAACTGATTCCGTATTAAATTCTGGTATAACACCGAATTATGTACCATTTGGATTCCGTGCTTTAAAATCACCAATTCCTGCTGATTTTACACAACCACCTGCAGTTTCATTTGTAACTGATCAAGTTGTTGCTGGTGAATATAATCGTAGAGTTTATCATGGATTTGATTATGATTTTGGTACAACAGATAATTTTAATTATTTGCGTCCACTTCCTGTAACCGGTAAAACAACAGTAGGGAATAATGTTGATTTTTATTTAGGAGATTATGACCAATCAGTATTGGCAAATTTCCCAAGTTCAACAAGTCCTTATGACGGACCAATAGACTTATCATCAAATACATCTGCTGATACTCGTAAATTTATGGTGCCTTTCCAAGGTGGATTTGATGGACACAAACCAAATCTTCAAAAGAAAACAGGTATTCATATAGCTAATACAAATACACAAGGATTTGATATTTCAAATACAAGTGCAGATGGATATAAGTCATATAAAAAGGCACTTGATACTATTTCAAATGCAGATGAATTTGATATTAACATGGTCGTTACTCCAGGTGTTATACATTCAATACACCCTGCAATAACAACTTATGCTAAGAGTGTCTGTGAAGAACGTGGTGATGCTTTCTATGTGATGGATGCATCTGAAATAAATGATAATATATCAACAGTAGTTGGTGCGGTTGAAACACTTGATACAAATTATGCCGCTACATATTATCCTTGGGTTAAAATACTCGATACAGACAGAAATAAACCAGTATGGGTTCCACCGTCTGTTGTTCTTCCAGGAGTTATTGCTTTCAATGACCGTGTTTCTGCCGAATGGTTTGCTCCTGCAGGTTTGAATCGTGGTGGTTTGACAGAAGTAATTGAAGTCAAGTCTCGTTTGACACAAACCGAAAGAGATACACTTTATGAAGGTCGTGTTAATCCTATTGCAACATTTCCTGCAACAGGCGTGTGTGTATGGGGACAAAAGACATTACAAGGTCGCCCATCCGCACTTGACCGTATCAATGTTCGCCGTTTGTTGATTGCTGCTAAGAAGTTTATTGCTTCTTCTACAAGATACCTTGTGTTTGAACAAAACACTACACAAACACGTTCAAGATTCTTGAACATTGTTAATCCGTATCTAGAATCAATACAACAACGTCAAGGTTTGTTTGCATTCCGTGTTATCATGGATGAATCAAACAATACACCTGATATTATTGACCGTAACATTCTTTATGGACAGTTGTTCTTACAACCCACAAAGACCGCTGAATTTATAGTATTAGACTTTAATATTCAGTCAACTGGTGCGGCATTTCCTGGTGCTTAATTGATGTAATGGGGAGATGAAATACTCTCCCCACTTTTTTAATAATCAACATATTTATTTGAGAAGATAATTTTTTGGAGACATAAATGGCTGAACTGATTAACTCGAATGAGATATTTTTTACCCCCTTCGAGCCAAAACTACAAAATCGCTTTATCATGTACATTGAAGGTGTACCTGCTTGGTTGGTTAAAGGTGCGGGAAGACCAAACATTAACTTTAATCCAATTAAGTTAGACCATATCAACGTATATCGTAAAGTGAAAGGCAAAGGGGAATGGCAGGATGTTACAATTAAACTATATGACCCAGTGGTTCCATCGGGTGCACAGGCAGTCATGGAGTGGGTACGTTTATCACACGAATCTGTAACTGGTCGTGATGGATATTCCGATTTTTACAAAAAGGATATTACATTACATACGCTCGGTCCTGTTGGTGATAAGGTAGAAGAATGGACATTAAAAGGTGCATTTATTACCGCAACAACATTTGGTGAAATGGATTGGGCTAATGATGCATTTGTTGAGATTTCACTCACACTTGCATATGATTATGCTATTCTACAATACTAATTTTACAAAAATAGTAATTTTTATATCGTAAAATTAGTTTTTGAAAAAATATCCCTATATTTATTAGCAATAATGTTAATGAATATAGGGTTTTATTTTTATGTCAAAACAAAAAAGAACTATTCTGGTTACAGGTGGTTCCGGTTTTATTGGTAGTAATTTTATTCACATGATTCTTGATAAGCCCAATTCAAATATAAGAATTGTGAATGTTGATGCACTAACTTACGCCGGAAATCCAAAAAATGTTGAAAAATTTGAAGGTAATGAAAATTACATCTTCTACCATGCAGAAATACAGAACACAAGACTAATAAATGACATCTGTAAAATGCATGATGTTGAAGGTATAATAAATTTTGCTGCTGAATCCCATGTGGATAGGTCAATTCTCGATGGAAAACCTTTCATAGACACAAATATAGTCGGAACCGTGTCACTCTTAACTGTTGCTAAGGATTTAGAACTAAAAAAGTTCGTTCAAGTATCAACAGATGAAGTTTATGGTAGTTTAAAACTAGATTCAGTAGAAAGATTTACCGAAGATTCACAAATATTACCTAATTCCCCATATTCAGCTGCTAAAGCGGGTGCAGATGGGTTTGTTAGGTCATATTATCATACTTACGGTGTCCCTGCAGTGATTACACGTTGTTCAAACAACTATGGTCCGAGACAACATACTGAAAAATTGATACCTATGATGATAAAAAAGGCGGTCAAAGGGGAAAGTTTGCCAATATACGGTGACGGATTGAATGTTCGTGACTGGATTCATGTTGATGACCATTGTAGAGCGGTTTGGCTTGCATATGAGAAGGGAAAAAATGGTGAAGTTTACAATATTGGATCGGATAATGAGTGGGCAAACATTGAATTGGCAAAAAAAATATTATCAATAATGGATAATTGGTCTTCTAAAATAGAATATGTTGCTGATAGATTAGGACATGATAGAAGATATGCAATAGATTCAAAGAAGGCACACGATGAACTTGGTTGGAAACCACTAATAAATTTTGAAGATGGTTTAATATCAACTGTATATTGGTATATTTCCAATTAAATGATATTTATAGTAACACAATATATTGTTTTTAAAATGTTATAGGATTATGTTATGGCACAATTAGCAAACGGATATAATATTGCAGAGGAACTAAACTCTGAAATGTCAGATGCCGAAATCAAAGAGAGACTGTTATCTCAACACAAACAAGAAGACGTTAAAAAAAGTAATTTTCCAACAGAAGTTATACCTTTGCCTTCAAAAGGTTTACTTTATCCGGTAGACCATCCACTTGCAGATGGATTTATTGAAATGAAGTATATGACGGCAAGAGAAGAAGATATTTTGACATCACAAAATCTTATTAAACAAGGTGTAGTTCTAGACAAATTGTTTGAGTCTTTGATTGTTACTCCAGTCAATTATGGTGATATTTATGCCGGTGACAAAAATGCAATTATGGTCGCCGCTAGAATATTAGGTTATGGTAATGATTATTCAGTTGAAATAGAAGATCCTTTTTCGGATGGTGAAAAACAAACAGTAACAATAGATTTATCTCAAATCGAGCACAAGGAGGTCGATTTTAGCTTATTTGAGAACAGAAAAAATGAATTTGATTTTATTTTACCAAATTCAAAAAGAACGGTAACTTTCCGATTGATGACACACCAAATAGAAAAGGATGTTCAGGCAGAGTTAAAAGCATCTAATAAAACATTTATTAAGACCGGTGTTGATAAAGAATTAACAACAAGACTCAAACATATTATTCTTGCAGTAGATGGTGAAAGAGGCCGTGCTGCTATAAATCATTTTGTTGATAATGAATTATTTGCTCTTGATTCAAGGGCATTAAGAAAGTATATGCGTGAAATATCTCCAGATTTGGATATGAAATTTACATTTATATCCAATGCTACTGGTGAAGTTAAGGAGTTGGACATCCCGATGGATGTCTCCTTTTTTTGGCCTTCCAATTGAGTATAGGTTAGGTTTACATCAAGAAATATTTTCTATGTGTTATGCCGGTAAAGGAGGATTTCAATTCAATGACATTTACAATATGCCAATTTATTTAAGAAGATATTACTTAAAAATGATGGCAGATGCAATTGAAGAAGAACAAAAACAATATGAAAAGGGTTCGGATAAACAGATAAGTAAACCTAACATCAATATTTGAAGATAATTTATAGTCTACATATTTATACGTATGTAGACTTTTTTATTATATTTTTGGTGTTATTTGATGGCAAAAAAGCGTTCCGAAGGTTCATCAACCAACATAATACAATTAAAAAAACTTTTAGCTGATTTAGAAAAAAGCATCCTTGCAACTAAAAAACAAATAGTTGCTGAGGATAAAAAATCTGCAGACTATCTGGAAAAGATGGCCAAGTTAGATGCAATTCGTTCAAAAAATCGTAATGAATATTATCGTATTAGACGCCAAATAGATCAAATAGAAAAGGAAAGTCAAAAGAGGGCAGAAAAGGAATTAAAAGTACGAGAAGATTTAGCTAAACAAATAAAAGACGAAAATAAAGAACTTGATAAAATTGCAAAAAAAGAAGAAGCTAAATTAAAAAGGGCAGCGGAGAGACAAAAACTTCGTGAAAAAGAACTTTCATTTGAAAGAGAAATAGGTGAATTACAAGAAAAATCTGCAATTTTGATGCGAAGTGTCAATAGTGATATTCAAAAAAAGGCAGATAAACTTAAAATTTCAGGACAATTTGTTACACAAATAGCAGATAAAACAGATGAAATAAAAAAATTGTTTAAGGGAACGGCGGAAGAAACAAAGGCATTTGAAAAAACATTAAAATATACAAACGATAATGCATCAAAAATAGATAGATTATCTGGAAAAATTCTCGAAAATATGGAGAATATGAAGAAAAAGGGGTATCAGTTGATAGATACATATGAAATCGAAAGAGATTTGAAAGAACAATCCGCAAGATTAGATTTAAATGCAAGTAAAATGGGTGCAGAGAGATATATGTTTCAAAAGAAAATGATTGATGCTCAATCAAAAGAATTTGAAAAATTGAAGCAAGTAAATCAAAAAATGGCGGAAAAATCAAAACAAGCAAAAGAAACAAGAGAAAATATAGTTGGATGGATTGCAGCCGTTCCTCTCGGTGCATTTTTAATGAATAAAATGGGATTGGGAAAAATAATAACTGGAACAAAAACTGTAAAAGAAACAATAAAGGATTGGGGAACTGCTCTAAAAGGGTTTGCAATGGCTCTACCTTTTATGGCACTGGGTGGTATTTTTTCCTTATTGGTAACGGTAATGAAAAAATTAGTTGGTATAGTTATTGAATTGGATCAAGACATTTCGGATTTGAGTAAACAGTTTGCAATAAGCAGAGATAGATCAGAAAAACTGTTTAGTTCTTTGGGAAAAATGGCATTAAGAATGAGAGTTGTTGGTGTTAATACGAAAGAATTGGCAAAAACTCTTGAAGACTTAACAGAAGAATATGGGACAAATTTAGATAGATTAGAGAGAGCATCTATCCGTAATGGTATGTTGCAAAATATATCTTTATTGCGTGAAAAATGGCAACTAACAAATGAACAAGCATTAAACTTTTACCAAAACTCAAAAATAATGGGTGTTGGTATGGATAAACTTGCACAAGCAAGTATGTTAGTAAATAAAAACGTATTAAATTCAAGAGAAGCATTAAAGGCGGTAGCAAATGTACCAAAAACAATTGCGATGGGATTCAAGGGAGCAATAAAAGAATTAGCTGCATTTGCAGGTGCGGCAAAAGTAATGGGTATAGATTTAAAGACTTTTCACGATGCTATAAAGGCACAGTTAGATATTGAAAGTGGACTCGAAAATCAATTTACAACGGAAGTATTAACTGGCGTTCATATGCAAGAAATGGATGCATATAGATATGCAATTGATATGAGACAAACCGATAAAGCGTTTGGATTACAGATGCAAATGTATCAAAGAATTATTGATAAATATGGTTCAAAATTAGAAAAAAATAATTTAACACAGACTGGATTGGATGCTTTTGTAAAACTATTTAATGTTAGCGAAGATGAATTTGTGAGTCAAATAGCAAGATTTGGCGAATTACAGGATCAATTTGGTAAAGGAAGTTTAAAAGCAATTCAAAAAATGCAGGAATCAAACAAAAAATTAGTAGGGAAGGGTGGCGCAGCCGGATTTATACTTGGAGAAACTAAAGCAAAAGAGGGTGCAAGTATAACTGAAAGATTTTCTGATGACATGGAAAAAATGAAAATAGAATTAAAAGATAAACTATTTCCAGTTATTGATAAATTACATAGTATGTATGATGAACTTATGCCAAAAGTTAGAACTATTGTATCTACTATGGCAGAATCTCTTCCTGGAATAGTAGAAACCGTTGTTAAACTACTTGGTATTGCAGAAAAAATAGCTAACGTTGTTTTGGCTTTATTCCAACCAGTATTACAACTAATGGAATGGATGGGTATAATAGTTGAGAAGGATGAAAAGCAAGCAGACGGTACAACAAAAAAAGTTAAAACTTTAAATGCAGAATGGTTTAATATGTGGAATATTCTTGGCACAATAGGTTTATATTTTGGTGCAAAAGGATTATTAACATGGGGTATAAAGAAAACCGGAGAAGCACTTGGTGAAATGTTAAAGAAAGGTTGGACTGGATTCAAAGATTGGGTGAAGGGATCCAAACAAGCAACAGAAGCGGTTGATGATGTAAAACAATCAATTAGTGGAGACAATACTAAAAAAACTGGAAAGAAAAATTTATCGCGTAAAGAAAGAAGACAATTAAGAAGAAGTGGAAAAACGGGAAACAATATTGCAAAAGAGGTATTAGAAGAAGTTGACGTTACTAAAACCAAAAAACCTGGAATGTTTAGTAGAATGAAAACAAAACTTACGCCAAAACCTGGTGGTGGTATGATGAAAAATTTTGGAAAAAAATTATTGAATCCAAAAAATTTGTTGAAAAATGTTTCAAAGGGGGGAATTGTAGGTCTTGTTGGTGGATTGGTTGCCGATGCAACATTAGGTATTGCTAAAGATCAAGCCGAACAAGCGGGTAACTATAAAACTGCGGCTGGATTGGATGTTGGATCAAGTGCATTATCTGGTGCTATGTTGGGTGGAACAATAGGAAGTATAGTTCCTGGAGTTGGAACTGCAATTGGAGCTGGTATTGGAGGTCTTCTTGGAGCAGGTTATGGGTTATATCAAAATGCAGGAACATTATTTGGTGGAGATAAACAGCAACAACAAAAGCCACAACAGGCAATGGCACAACAGGCAGCCAGTATGTCAAGACAATCTGCGGAAGAATTGAAAAAATTAAATGAACAAATGCAACTTCTCGGTGGTGATAGAACATGGCAGGCATCAAAAGCCGTGAATCAAGTTGCAAAATCAACAACAGCTTTAAGTGATGCATTTAGTTATTTCTATAAATCAGGTGCCCATTTAACATTCAGTTATGTTGTTAAAACATTTGATTCAGTAAACAATTCAAAGATATATTCTTTTGCTAGTGGTATAACAAGCGTATCAAACAGCATTGGTGATTTAAGTAAAAAACTATCAAAGTTAGATGTTGCTAAGTTAGAAAGGGTTTCACAAATAACAAATCCTGGAATAATGTCTACAATTACTGGCGCTGCTGGATCTTTATTTGGTAGTGTAAAATCATTCTTTGGATTTGGTGGAAGCAGTGCACAGCAAACATCAACCGTTCCATCATCAACAACAACGGTAGGTGCGAACAAAAATGCAGGATCAAACGTTTCACAAACATCATCGGGTGTATCAGTTAATGTAAACACGGTTGCATTAGAACAAAAAATAGATAAGTTAATAGGAATTATTGGACAAATGGCATCACAACCTACATACATAAAGATAGGAGATAGAACCGTTGAAGCAATAAGTAGCGAAATAGATTTTAAGAAAAATAAAGAAGTAGGACTTCAAAGATATGGTAGTATCTAAACATATCCATATTTATAGGAAATAATAGGAAAAAATATGTCATTGCTAGATTTAAAATCTGATTTGTCAAAGTTTCGGTACAATGCTCCGAAACCAACTACCACTTTACCAAAAAATAGACAATCACAAAATTCTTACGATAATAATTTTGGGACATATAAACCTATAACGGATGGTTTGATTGATAACAGACCTGGTGTTGTACAACCTAAAAATATAAACTTACCAGATAAATTGAAAGATACAAGACTTGACGATACTATTAAAAAAGTGTTTCAAGAAATGTTAATAAATTCAGTATCGGAATACTCACCAAAAAGTATAGAATATAATTTTGGTTCACCGTCAAGCATATCACTTGAAAGTATTGTTTCTGCATTTTCAAAAATAAATACAAGCGTTGTTCAAAGCAGTATAGATAAATCAGATGTACAAATTTCAAGAACACAACAAGGAACAAATAACAATGACTCTAATATTGAAATAATAGATAATGGTTCCGAAGTTGGTAATATTGTAAATCCAAATGTTACTTTAAATAACATACCATTAACATACGAAAGGGAAAGACAATCGGCGGATATAACCGTAAATCCAGATGATGCAAAAGACAATATACAAAATCCAGATATAAATTTAAATAATATACCATTGACTTTTAATAAAGAATTACAAAGTGCTGATTTGGAAAAAGGTTTTGGTTTAAGAGAATTTATAGTTGATGCAAATAGTAATAAACTTTTATCGGATAGTATTTTAAATATTGATAGAACTCCGGAAAAATATAGAACTCAATCAAGAATAGAAAATAAAGAAATTACAGAAAAAGTAGATACATCAAGATACTCTGGACAAATATCGGAATTAGCAATAGCAGATAGTATTCTTGATTTGACAAATCCAGAACAAACTATTTTAAGTGGAAGACACGAAACTGATAAAAATTCATCACTTTCAAATTCAAAAGATAATATAGTAGATTATTTTGGAAATGAAAATGCAGAAGGATTTACAAAAAAAGTTGAACCATTAAAAACAGAATATGTAAATAATTCTTCAAATCTTGGTTACGAAACTATTTTAGAAGCAAATTATTTTGATATAACAAATCAATATACAACTGATGGGTTTGAGTCATTTGCTAGAGAATATGATAGTAAATATAAACCAGATGCATCAAGATTTGATTGGGAGGGAGCAAAAGAAAATGTTCCAGTTGTAAATTACTTTGACGTAACAAATCAATTTACAAAAAATGGTTTTACCTCATTTGCTGAAAAATTCAAAACAGAGTATAAAACAGAATCATCCGAATATGATTGGGATGGTATAAGACAAAATGCACCGAGTGTAAATTATTTTGATTTAACTGGAGCAAATACCAAAGAGGGATTCCATACTTTTGCAATAGAGTATGATTCAAAATATGTAAATGAATCTTCAAAATATGATTGGGATGGTGAAAGAAACGATGCACCGGAAGTAAATTATTTTGATAGGATATTAAGACATACATCAAAGGGTTTTCATAAATTTGCAGTTACAAAAGAACCTACTGCATACACAAACGATGGTGTTAGTCTTTTATCCGGTGGACCTGGTGTAGGAACATCAGATTTTGATTGGGATGGTACATCCATAAATGCACCAACAAATGATTTTTTAAATCCAAATGGTTATTTTGATCAAATAAATCAATTTACAACACAAGGATTTCATACATTTGCACAGATATACGATACAAAGTACATACCAGAATCTTCTCAATTTGATTGGGATGGATTAAGATCACAAGCACCAACAAACGATGCAAATAATCCAAATGGTTATTTTGACCAAAATAACAGATTTACATATAGAGGGTTCCATACATTTGCATCACCTATTGAAGCAACATCATATACTAATACAAGTCCTGGACAACCTGTAACTGCTGGTGGCGTGTTTCTTTTAGGTGGTGGTGTTGGCGTTGGTACATCGGATTTCGATTGGGATGGTGGTGGAGCACAGTTCAATTCAACTACTTCACAAGTTGCTCCTGCTGTAAATTATTTCGATGCAAATGGAAGATTCACATTCAGAGGATTTCATATATTTGCTAGACCGTTAGAGGCAACATCTTACACAAATACAAGTCCTGGTCAACCAGTAACCGCTGGTGGTGTGTTTCTTTTAGGTGGTGGCGCTGGAGTTGGTACTTCCGATCTAGATTGGGATGGCGGTGGAGCACAGTTCAATTCAACTACTTCACAAGTTGCTCCTGCTGTAAATTACTTCGATACAAACGGCAGATTCACATTCAGGGGTTTCCATATATTTGCTAGGCCATTAGAGGCAACATCATATACTAATACAAGTCCTGGACAACCGGTAACTGCTGGTGGTGTGTTTCTTTTGGGTGGTGCTTTGGGAGCTGGTACTTCTGATCAGGATTGGGATGGTGGCGGAGCACAGTTTAGTGCAACTACTTCACAAGTTGCTCCTGCTGTAAACTTCTTTGATGCAAATGGAAGATTTACATTCAGAGGATTTCATATATTTGCTAGGCCGTTGGAACCAACTTCTTATACTAATACAAGTCCTGGACAACCTGTAACTGCTGGTGGTGTATTTCTTTTAGGTGGTGCTTTGGGAGCTGGTACTTCTGATCTGGATTGGGATGGTGCGGGTTCACAATTTAGTGCAACTACCTCACAAGTTGCACCTGCAGTAAATTACTTTGATCCAACTAACAGATTTACGTTTAGAGGATTTCATATA